CAGTTTATTCTGTGTATTTAAGTGATTTATTTCCTTTCCTTCGATTCAATCAACTTCCAATGTTTATGTTAAATGAAGAAGTTCATATTGATATAGAATTTACTCCGGAAACATCTTCACTTGCGGCGGCAGACCTTTCTCGTCGTATGTGTGTCGCACAAAGTGATAACGCCAATAACCAAGTAAGATACCAGATTAATGAAAATGAAGTTAAATTAATTTACGATAGCATAACTTATGATGGAGAAATAATGGAAAAATACAGATCCCAGAATGAGAAATTAGTATTCCAGTATATGGATTACAGACTCGCCAAGAGAACTGGTGATGAAGCAGCATTCACTGATTTAACTTTCCAACTTGGTGGGAACGGTCGTCTTGTTTCGAAGGTTATCTTTGGTCTTCAAAGAAACGCAAATTTCACCCCGCTTTCATTAACAAATGGTAATGTCGCCAAAGGTGTTCCAGCAGCAGAAAGTCTCTCGGTGAATCTATTATACAATGATTTATACGAGTTCAATACTGATAGAAAGAACTCTGCTCTCCTTTTCCATACCACACAGCACGCCGAAGGGAAGGTACCTATGGTAAGTCGTGATGAATATCAGTTGTCTGCTGTCAGTGCTCTCACCGCAGAAACCATGGAAGGACACGCACAGAATGGGACGATTGATGGTCTTGCTGGAAACTTCCGTTGGACTGCTATTAAAACCAACAAAGGTCAGCGTGTAAATAACAAGGGGATGGATCTTGTATATAAGGCAACTGGTCTCCCCGCTGGAACATACACCCTTCGTGTCTATCTAGAAATGATGAAGGTCGCAACTATTGAGAATGGAATTTTCAATTGTTATTTCGCATAAATTATTATCTAGATAATAATATAAATATGTGGTGGAATAGATGTAAAAGAAAATGTGAAAAATGTGACAAATTAAAAAATAAATATATAAGTCAAAAAAAAAGAATCGAACAATTAGAAGAATATATTGAATCAATATTAAAAACTCAAAAAGATATTGTTGAATTGATGGAACAAATAAATGAAAAGCGTTAATATATAAAGATTATTTTCTATATATTAATATAGACAATGAAAAACATTTTCCAAAATCTCCCAAATAATTTGATTATGAATATTATTAAGATGGCGGAAGACCAAAGAAAACAAGAACAAATGGAACAAGAAATGGAAGAATATATTCATTCATTGATGTACGACCATCCAAATTTCTTTATCGAAGAAACAAACCATCCTAATAATGTGGAAGAAGTGATTTTAAGATTGGAACAAGATAAGATGGAATATTATGAAGAACTTCGTGATAGTAACAGTTGGGATTAATTAATTTTATTTTTTTGTAAGTTTTTTTTTTAAAATAATAATCTAATATTATAATATAAATATGATATTAGAAAGTAAAAATCCAAAGGAAGATATTTCCAAAGCAAGACCAAATTTAAAAACAAATACAGTTAAACAATATGAAGTTAATTTGAATAAATTAAAAAAATTATTCGATACTGATGATTTTAAGTTCCTTAAAAATCCAGATGAAGTTATGGAAAAGATTAGTGATCTTCATTATTTATCTCAAAGAAACATGTTGAATGCTGTTGTTGTATTATTATCCGCTTTAAATAGTGAAGGAAAGAATGATGAATTATTAGAAGAATATGGTAAGATAAGAGATGAATTAAATGATAAATATAGCGACGAACAAAAGAGCGGAGTGATTAGTGATAAACAATCTAAAAATTTCGCAACAACAGAAGAAGTGTTTGAAATGATAAATAAAATGGCGGATGATTTAAAACCTTTAAAAAAGAAAAATAAGGATGAAATCACAAAGAAAGAATTACAACTTCTTCAAGCATATACACTCTTCAATATTTATGCTCGAATGCCGTTCCGTAATGATGTCGCTGGAATGTCCGCCATCAATCAAGCAGCATATAAGAAGTTAAGTGACAGTGAAAAGAAAGAAAATAATTATTTAGTTGTTCCATCAAAGGGGAACATTTATTTTGTATTAAATAAATATAAAACATCAAAGAAATATGAAGAATTAGATTTACCAATTGAAGACGCAAATTTAAGAAAAATATTAAGATATTATTTAAAAATAAATGGGATGGGAGTTTTATTTAAGACATCTACTGGGAAACCATTAACAAGAATTGAATTATCAAAAACATTGATAAAATATTCACAAAAATATATGGGAAAATCAATTTCCAGTACATTATTAAGGAAAATTTATTTATCATCTAAATATGGAAACATGAAAGAAGAATTGGAAAAGGATAATAAAGTGATGGGACATTCAAAACAAGTCGCACTAGATACTTATGTGAAGAAATCAAAAGATGAAGAATAATTTATTTATATTTGTTTCGCAAATTTACAGCGATTTTTCCATATTTTTTAATTACTGGGTCATCTTCTTCGTCGAGAAACTTTAAATCAACATTGGTTCTTACATAATAATTCAATGCCTTTTTTAACACTGGTTTTTGTTGGGGAGTGAAATTTGTGTTTTCATCTTTAATATTTTTAATTATGGTTTTAACCATAGATAATATTCTTTTTTCGACTTTCTTTTCTTCTCCGGTTTTTTCCAGAATAATTTGTTTTTTATAGTCTTCATATTCTTCCATTATATCCACAAAAACATCTTTGATTTCCTCTGGTGAATAAACCCTATCTTTCTCTTTTTCTTTCTTTCTTTTTTTTGTAGATATAACCCTTTGAAGTGCGGCACCTTGTTTCACACCTTCTGCTTTGATTTTATCTTCTTTCTCTTTCTTCTTCTTATCTCTCTCCTTTTTTGCCACCGCCTTTTCTTCTTTGGTCTTTGGTTTAGGTAACACAGCGTCCGCTTTCTTCATATCGACCTTTGGTCTCCTTTTCATTTCAACTTTGGGAATCAATGCTTGTTTCTCATGATCTACTTTATATCCATTCTTTTCGATTAATTTCATTATATCTTCTCGTTTAGCACCTTTGGGAATTTTAATCGATACTAACACATTATGTGCTTTGATTAACTTCCTAATTTCTGGGGTTGTCAATTCTCCTTTCATCTTTCCAGTTTTGTACGGCATCCTTTAAGTATATATTATAAAAAAAAAATATTATAAATAATATAAAATGTTAATTCATAAATCTCATTCGAAAAAAGATATTATTAAATTATTTAAAAAACATGGAGTAACAATAGATGAAACACAAACTAAGGGGAATATTGTTTCAAATATCGAACAATATATGATTAACTTTCAATATGATAAAAAGATAGAAAATTTGACAATGTTAAAAGATTATTTGAAAGATAAATCGAATAAACAAAGACCAACAGCACAACAGAAAAATAATATAATGTTTTCTGCTAAAAGAATTATTAAATGGGCGAAATCGAGTTATGTTTTTCAAGAAGAAACATATAACAATAAAGAAGAAGCATATAATGATATTATGTCTATATATATGTGGGGAGATTTACCATCTGTTAGGAGAGCATGTAAATTTTATAATGAGAGTCCATATTGTATGAATCATATAAATCCAATTATGACAGATGAAGTGAAACAAGAAATGTTACAGAATAAAATCATAAAGTCTCAAATAATATATAAATTAAAAATTAGAAGAGCAAAAGATGGAAATCCAATTGTTGTAAGATTCGATTAAAAAGTGTCTGGGATAAAACATCAAAAAAAAAAAATATATATACCTTATTTATTTTTTTTAAAACACCTTTCCAACCCAGACACTTTTCATTTGAGTTTATTTCTCGAAAATTATTTTCTATATTATAAGTATAAGAATGGATTATAGAAAACAACAAGATTTAAATTTAGGATTCAAAAGTGAGAATGATATTCATCAAACATTGGAGAATGTATTTGGTACATTATTAAATACAAAAGATAATCAAGATATGGGAGAATATTTTGAGTTCGATAAATATAATGATAATTTCATGATTGAAATAAAGACAAGAAGAATTATTCATAACCAATATCCAACATTAATATTTGGAGAAAATAAATTAAGAAAGGGAGATGAATTAATAAATCAAAATCCAAATTTAAGAATATTTTATTTATGGAAATGTAATGATGGGATCTATGGATGGGAACATCGAACCACAGATTATTATGTTTCGCAAATGGGAAGATATGATAGGGGTCGAAGGGAAGTAGATGATTGTGTAAATATTAAACAATGTAATATAAAACCATTAAATAAATTATTAGAATAAAATATCTTAATGAATATAAATGGTTGAGAAAGTTAAGATAACTTATAAAGGAAAATCAAGAAATGTACCAAAGAGATATATTGGAACATTAAAAGGAAAAGAAAAGGAAGCACAAGTGAAATCGATTATTGAAGGAAAGAATCGCCCGAAGACATCAGCAAAACCTAGACAATCAACATGGACTGTTAAATTTAATAAAAAATATGGAGAAGAATTAGATAAGATGAAAGGTGGAAGAAGTAAAAGGAATATCGCAAAGGTAAGTGGTATTCCATTCAAAGCAATCGATGAAGTATTTAAGAAAGGAGAAGGAGCATATAAATCATCTGGATCTCGTCCAAATCAAACTCCACAAAGTTGGGCGTATGCTCGTGTGTATAGTTACATACTTGGTGGGAATGCTCGAAAGACAGATAAGGCAATAACAGAAAAATATAATGTTAAGTTCCCAAAATAAAATATTAGATATAATAAATGAATTATAAAGTTTTAACTGTTGGTATTTTAATTTTTGAAGTTGGATGTTTTCAACTTGGAAAGTTTTTTGCGAGGCATAATTAAAGAACCATTTTTATACATATAATCAATAATTATACCTATAATAATATCATTTTAATGGTTATAATCATTAATTATACCTCTT